ACGCCGCTACGCTGCTTACTGTAAGAACGACACGGAGCTTACTTATAAACTGTTTAACGTCTTGGGGACGGGTTTCCCCCTGTCTGAGCTTAAGCTTATCGACCTGACCATACGTATGTTCAGCGAGCCAGTACTGGGACTGCACGAAGGTGCACTCAAGGCGCACTTAGACTGTGTACGCTTCGATAAAGAAGCTCTGCTGCGTAAGGTGGAGGCCGACAAAGAAGAACTCATGAGCAATCCGAAGTTTGCCGAGGTGCTTAAACTATACAACGTAATACCCCCTACGAAGATCAGCCCGACCACGGGCAAAGAGACCTTTGCGTTTGGTAAGACCGACGAGGACTTCAAGGCACTGCTGGAGCACGAAGACCCTGCCGTACAAGCACTGGTAGCTGCGCGTCTAGGCGTGAAGTCTACGCTGGAGGAGACAAGGACCGAGCGGTTCATTGGTATATCCAAGCGGGGCAAGCTTCCTATTCCCCTACGATACTATGCAGCGCACACGGGTAGGTGGGGAGGCGACGACAAGGTGAACATGCAGAACTTGCCGCGTAAGTCGCCGCTTAAGCACGCCATCGTCGCACCGGAAAAATACAAACTGATTGACAGCGATAGCAGCCAGATCGAAGCGCGCACCTTGGCGTGGCTGGCGGGGCAGTATGACTTGGTCGATGCTTTCGAGAAGGGCGAAGACGTGTACAGGCTTATGGCGGCCAAGATTTATAACAAGCGGGAAGAGGACGTAACTAAGGACGAACGTTTTGTGGGTAAGACCACGATCCTAGGCTGCGGTTACGGCATGGGCGCTGCCAAGTTCCAGAAGCAGCTAAAAGTTTTCGGCGTTGAGATTAGCGAATATGAAGCAAAAACCATCATCGAAGTCTACCGCAGATCATACCCAGCAATCCCGGCGCTGTGGCGTGAGGCCGGTGAAGCCCTTCAGGCTATGACCAATAACCAGTCTGCTCCGCTGGGGCGCGACGGCGTGCTACTTGTAGAAGGGGCGAAGGGCATTAAGTTACCAAACGAACTATACCTGCGTTACCCGAACCTGCGCCGCTGGACTAACGACCAAGGTAAAGAAGAACTTGTTTACGATACTAAGCGTGGGAAAACTGTGGTCCCTAACCGCATTTACGGTGGCAAAGTAGTCGAGAACGTGTGTCAGGCGCTGGCGAGAACGATCATAGGCGAACAGATGCTGCTGATAGCGAAAAAGTACAAGGTCGTCATGACGGTGCACGACGCTATTACATGCGTTGTACCCGAAAACAACGTTAAAACAGCGCAGGAGAATATTGAGATGTTTATGCGATTGCGCCCCGCTTGGGCACAGGAACTGCCGCTTAACTGCGAAGCAGGTGCGGGCAAAAGCTATGGAGATTGCTGATGGACAAAGAAGACAAGAAAGAAAACATTCACCCGGCCATAACGCTGCTTGTTAAGCGTGTGGAGAGTAACCCCGAAGAGTTTATTTGTGGCAAGTGGTCTTGGGTAGATATGACGCTCACGAAGCATTTAAACAACGAAGAAATTAAAGTGTACAACGCTGCTCTTCGTAAACTTCACATGCAGCGGCTTCATGAGGCGGTAATGAAGCAGATACTGGACCCGCAGCCGGAGCAGGGGGATTTGTTTGCTAACCCGCAGCAGCAAGTCCTAACTCCGTACCAGCAAGCGAAGAAACTCATTGGGGTTCCGTAATGACCAGCGACTACAAGTTTACTCAAGATTGGTTTCACTGGGCACCCGAGGTATGGGAAAAGTTTATACCGCTGCTGCCCGGGCGCGAACGTATGCTGGAGCTTGGTGCGTATGAAGGTCGCAGCACGGCATGGATCGTAGAGCACATGCTGGAGGATGGTGGAGTATTGCTATCCGTGGATACATGGCAGGGGGCGGAAGAGCATGTCGCGGCTGGCGCGGACATGGGCGCTGTCGAAAATAATTTTGACCACAACGTAAGGATACTGAACGAAAAATATGAGTGTCGTACCATCCTGAAGTTTAAGAAAACTTCTTATGAGGCCCTCGCTTCGCTGGCTGGTGGGCCGCCTTTTGACTTCATCTACATCGACGCCTCCCACACTGCTCCCGATGTGCTGACCGATGCCTGCGTAGCTTGGCCGTTGTTAAAAGATAACGGTATAATGGTGTTTGATGATTATCTGTGGGGTGATATCAGGGACATTTTGCATAGACCCAAAGTGGCGGTTGATGCGTTTGTGAATATTTTTTCGGAGCAGCTTAAACCCGTGCACTTAGGTTATCAGTACATCATAAGGAAAGAAAAATGACTGACGAAGTCAAAGTAGCTGTGAAAGACGCAACCAAGAAGCCGAGCATTATGATCGCCACGCCTATGTACGGCGGCATGTGCACGGGGCACTATGTTCACGGCTTGCTTCGCACGATGAGCAAGATGCGGGAAGTTGGCGTCAATATGTTCTGGGCGCACAGCATGAACGAGAGCCTAATTACCCGGGGGCGTAACGAGCTTGTGCGTTTGTTTCTCGAGCACGACTTTGACTACCTACTATTTGTCGATGCTGATATCGGCTTCGAGGCCGAAGCGGTTCTGACACTGCTTGCTGCGGACAGGGATATTGCCTGCGGTATGTACCCCAAGAAAGAGGTCGCTTGGGACAAGATCAACAAGGCAGCCAAGGAAGGTAAAGACAACCTGCAAGATTATGCAGGGGCGTTTGTGTTTAATATGGTAGGTGAAAACCACGCTGAGACCGACCCCGATGGCATGATTGAGGTTCGTCATGGCGGTACGGGGTTCATGATGATTAAGCGCGGGGTGTTCGAGCATCTCAAGCCCCACGTCCCTACATACCGCGTATCAACCCACACCGACCCGGTAACAGGTGAATATATTAAGCCGCTTACCTATGAGTTCTTTGCTACCAGCATCGACGCTGGCGGTGCGCTGCTGTCTGAGGACTATCACTTCTGCGAACTGTTTCGTAAGCACGGCGGCAAAGTCTATGCTAACCCATTCCTGAAACTGGAACATGTGGGTACGTACGTATACGGGGGCAACATCCTTATATCGGGGGGTAATTTGAAGTGACTGACAGGTTTGAACGCAGCACCAAAGGTCTTCGTGCAGAATGAATCTATTCTGGACCCCGGACAAAGAAAAAATTCTTAGGGCGCTGTGGGATAAAGAGTTATCCGCCAGACAGATCGGGGCCAAAATCGGGGCAACGAGAAACGCTGTCATCGGCAAAGCCCGCAGGTTAAAGTTGGCGGTACGCGTAAGTAACGTGGGCTACGCGGTGATGAAACCGAAAGCAAAAATTGCACCACCTCCGCCACCTCCACCTCCGCCACCTCCACCTCCACCTCCGCCTAAGGTAATCGAGGCCAAGAAAGAAATTGTGTACCAAACAGTGCGAGATGCCGTGACGGGGCTAAAATCCGAAGATTGTCGTTGGCCTAGCGGAACTCCGCACGAAGACAAGCTTTCTTTTTGCGGCGCACCTAAGCTCGAGGGTTACCCATACTGCCTTAAGCATTGCCACACCGCCTACAGCAACTTCGAAGAAGCACAGAAAAAGAAGCAAGCCAACAAAGGAGAACGTTGATGGGCGCTGGAGCAGACATGCTGTCGGAAACCCTTCAGGTAATAAGGAACCGGGGTGCGAACTACGGGCCTATTAAACCGAACCACGAGCGCATCGCAGCCCTATGGTCTACGCTGCTGGAACATCCGGTAACCCCTGTTCAGGTTGCCATGTGTATGGTTGGTGTTAAGCTGGCACGTTTGATGGAGACGCCCGACCACGTTGATAGCGCCGTGGATATTGCGGGTTACGCGGCATGCATCAGGGAGTGTCAGGGAGACGCAGGATGAATACCGAACGGATTCTTAGAGAAAAAGCGAAAGAGCTAGGGTTGGAGTATCTTGGTTTGGAGAACCGCAGCAAGCACGCGCGTATGTCATTCAGGAACCGAGAAGGTAAGGTCCTTGTTACGACAACGCACTACACGGATAGAGAAAACCATAACATCAAGAAAGACATATACAGGCTCAAGCGTTTTGCGGAGTGCGAGTATCTACCAACCATGCTTGTAGTGTAGGAGAACAAACATGCTAGAAACGAGCAGAGATTTTTTTGCGAAGCTACGCGAAGAGAACGCCTCTACGGAGAAGTATATTGACGCTGTGTGGGCGTTACGGTACCCCAACCCACCACCCAAGTCGTCATCCGGCTGGCCTTACACTAGCCTTCAGGCGCGGGCGGGGCTGGACATTAAGAGCAATCCGAAAGTGCGGGCACTGCGGCCATGAGCCAACGCGATAAACTATCTACTAAGGACAAGATCGAGGCCGCCCATATGCTAGAGTGGATGGTTCGCGCGGACGATGTACGATACCTTGAACACCATAAGGCTTCTATCGAGTTAATCCAGTATAACTTTGATAGGGGGATGTCCCGCAGCACGATGAATCGTATCTGGGGGCGTAGGTTAGTTGACGCTGTAGTAGGGCCTGAGGGGATAACCTTTATAAAGCAGGAAGAGACTAATGAACGTACGAAACCAAAACCTTGGACGCGCTAGGGAGCCGTTAGGCTGCTTCTTTGTGTTGTTCGCGCTTATGCTTTTTTGGGCCGCAATTCTGGGCCTCGCTTTGTGGTTGTATTAACAATGGTTACGTGGTCCTACAGCAGCATTAAAACTTTTACCCAGTGCCCTAAGAAGTATTTTCATCTTAAGGTAGCTAGAGACGTTCAGGACGAAGGCGGCACGGCCACGATCTATGGACAGGAAGCGCATAAAGCTGCCGAAGAATACGTCCGTGATGGCACCCCTATGCCGGAGAGGTTTAAGTTTGTGGAACCCACGGTTGCCGCGTTTAACAATATCCCGGGAGAGAAACATTGCGAGCTAAAACTAGGCGTAAGAAAAACGCCAAACGGCTACGAGCCCTGCGGGTTTTTCGACAAGGACGTATGGTGGCGCGGCGTAGCAGACCTGCTGATTATAAATCGTGGCAAGGCTTGGCTGGCGGATTACAAGACGAGCAAGAGTGCGAAGTACGCGGACACTAAGCAGCTTGATCTTCTTACGGGCGCTACACTGCTGCACTTCCCGCAGGTTAAGCGGGTAAAGGCCGCGCTGGCGTTCGTGGTCAGCAACGAATTTATTAAGAAGAATTACGACGCCACCGAAAAAGATAAGTGCTTCTCGGTGTTTGATACTGAACTAGACCGGCTGGAGACAGCGCATAAGACCGGCGTGTGGAACGCAGTGTCCGGTCCCCTGTGCCGGTTCTGCCCAGTTATTAGCTGCGAACATAATAGGAGAAGATGATGACGGAAATTAATGAAGCCCCGAAAAAGTCTGGTTACAAGCTAATAGGACGCAAAGAAATCTTAGCACTGAGCAACAGAACTTCCGCGATGCCTTATGGGGTTTATATCGGGGAAGACGGCACGGAAACTTTGTTTAACAGGTGTTACGAACCAATCATTCAACGTGATGCTAAAGGTAAAAATATAGTCAAAGCTTCCGGTTGGATAGTGCACAAACATCAAGCGTGGTTTTATGACGATGCTTTCACAGGCAAAGCCCGTGTGCATATGGCTTCGGTGATTATGAAAGCTTTCTATTCCGGCGAACCACTGACCAAACTTATGATAAACAAAAGATAGGCAGGAGAAACTAATGCCGTATGTGAACAAACCTCGCCCCTACAAAAAAGAAGCCGAGTACGAAGACAGCCCGCAGCAGGTGAAGAACCGCGAGGAACGTAACGCTGCTCGCCGTAAGCTGATGCGTGAAGGTAAGGTCCACAAGGGCGACGGCAAAGACGTGGACCACATGAAGCCCGTGTCTAAAGGTGGCAAGAACAACGCGGGTAACCTCGACGTGCGCACGGCGCACAACAACAGGTCCTTCTCTCGCAACCCTGAC